GCACCTGTTGATCCTGTATTTAGCCAAACATCACCTGTACGATATATATTTTGTGAAGTGTTTGTTGATGCCGTTGTACCGCCTTGTAAGTACCAAACAGATGAAGGTAAGCCTGTTAATGCCGAAACATTCCTATATGATATAATTCCTGAGCCTGCGGTTGTTGTACAGAGGAGGTATGCTCCTGTTGGCTGGGAAGGGATCACATCGAGATAGACATTATTACCATTGAACCTGTGATTGCCAGTTTCTGCAGTATAATTCATGTATGATAGCTCATTGCCAATATAACCAACTCTTGCCGATGTATTATATATTTGTAAATTACCCGAATTAGAAGCATTACCCTTTTCAAGTAATATATATCCGTGACCTCCTGTGTTATTGGTTCTAACTGCATTACCTCCTGTCGGCATTAGATAACCCCCGTACGCTGTCCATAAATTAGTCGCTAATGTGCCAGATCCTGTGACGTATTGAGTTGTTGCAGAACCTCCAGGAACAAAGGCGTGTGAGTGTGTTGTGCCTGTTGCGCTATTTGTCGAAGCTAAGGTAATATTGGAAGGAGTACCCATTGTAACCGCTCCTGTTGTAGTAATTGTGGTAAAATTCATACCATTACCCGCACTTACAGAAGTCACGCCTCCACCTGCTGCATTTTGAGGAACCCATGCAGTGCCATTCCAAGTAATTACTTGCCCTGTCGTTGCTCCATCTGCTTGTAAATCACTCGGTAATAACTGTCTCCACAAAGGAGTGCCTGTAACTCCCCACGGTGCAGCGAAAACAAATTTCTGCGGTAATGAAGGAAGGGCAAATGTTAAATCAGGTATTGTAGTTGGATTGGTAACATTGACAGTGAATAGTGGATAAGTATAACCTGTTGTTAAATCATTTGCTGAAAAATTGGTTACTGTGCCTGTGTTATTGGTAAATGGTAGAGAAGAAACGGTGCGATAAGATAATATATTCCCTCCACCCCTTACAATTATATCAGTAGAGGAAGGAGAGGAAGGCACAAAATTGGCTACTATCTGTCCACTTGAATTAATAGCTACTGCTGTGCTTGACGCTGTTAACTTGAAAACATATCCATTGCCAAATCGGCCAATAAATTGGTTGTCAGCTGTACTTGCAGTCGTACCTGTATAGTTGGCGTCACTAAGCATTGTCACGCCAGTATGGGTAATGGTATTTAAATAACCATGCACAAAATTACGATCACCTGTTACATCGTGATTTACGCCTGAAACTAAATTAAAAGAACCTATTACAGAATTGTATCCACCAAATATTCCATTATTAGAACCATTAACACTCTGCGAAAGTCCACCTATTATACTATAACTACCTGTATAAGTTAATGTTTTGCCGATTAATGCTGAAAAGAATGAGGTTGTACCTGTATTATTATTGCCGATATTAAGGTTCCCTGCACCGGATGTATTACTTAGTTGATCCCCTATCTGGAATGCATAATTATCAGAATTTAGATTAGTTACACCAATAACTGTACTATATAACCCCTCTGTACCTGCTGACCTCGCTCCTATTGTAAAAGAATATGTACTATAATCATACTTAATATATGAATCATATGTTAACCCACCTGCTGCGGTCTGACCAAATGCTAATCGCTTATCTGCCCATAGTGCTACTGGTATTGTCGGAAATGTCTGTAATGTAGTGTCACCTGCTAAATATTGCCCTGCCGTTCCCCCTAAATCAAATTCGTGTGAGTGTGTCGTTCCTGATGCACCATTTACTGACGCTAAGGTTATTGTCGAAGGTGTACCTAATATTATTGTTCCGGATGTAGTGAAGTTGGTAAAATCCATACCCGCACCGCTATTGACAGCCGTTACTGTACCTGATGTTAAAGTAGGGAATGTAATTAAACTACCGTCACCTGCAACATATTGAGTATTGCTACCCGTCCACGTCACCGCAAAAGTGCCTGATGTCGTTATCGGTGAACCTGCGACACTCAAAGCCGTTGCAGCCGTTATGGTCATTCCGACACTCGTAACGCTTCCTAATGGAGTAGTTGCGAGTGTACCATCGCCTCTGATATATTGTGCTGTTGTACCTCCCGGCGCAAATAAATGCGAATGTGTTCCTACCCCTACTGAGTTTGTAGAAGCAAGTGTTATTGAGCTTGGTGTGCCTAATGTTACTGCACCCGATGTAGTAATCGTGGTAAATGTCATTCCATTACCTGCACTTACAGAAGTAACGGTTCCTGATGTCAAAGTCGGAAAAGCTATTATTGATCCATCCCCTGCAACGTAATCAGTATTTAACCCCTGCCATTCAAAATCAAATGTTCCTGCCGTTGTTATTGCGCCACCTACTACAGTTAATGCTGTTCCGTTTAAAAATGCTGCATCTACACTTGTTACAGTGCCGCTTCCACCACCACCACCCGGCAAACTTGATACATCCCGATATTCAACCTCCTTTGTTGTTGTATTCCAAACAAGTAATTGATTCTCTGTATTGTTGTTGACTACATTATCAATAGTTACTATGCCTGTGGAACTTATATTTACAGCTGTTGAACTTGCATCTAATCTGAAACGGTAACCTCCTGCAAATTGAGCGGTGAAAGCGTCGTTTGCAATGGCTGCGCTGCCCCCTGTTTGATCCGAAAACATTGCATTCCCATAAAATCCATTTGTATCTAAACTAGCTCCAAATATATTAGAATTGTCGCCTACTATATTACCTGCCCCAAAAACATTATTCCCACTTCCATTAATATTATTACCTTGACCAAATATAGAATTATAAGAGCCCAATATGCTATTCGCCTTTCCAAATACTGCGGAATGTGTAGTATTTGTTACGTTCGATTCTCCTACAATTAATGAATATAATCCCTCTGCGGTGTTAGCATTTCCTATTGTTAATGAATATAATCCCTCTGCGGCTACACCCCTATCACCTAATGTTAAACTCGAAGTAGTATAATCAAATCTAAAATCTGATTGGTAAAACAACCCCCCTGTAATCGTATGCCCAAATGCTACTAATTTGTCACTCCATAAAACCGTTGGTATGTCCAAATAAGCCTCTAAATCATCAACCGTAAACTTCCAATGACCATAAGCCTCACCAACTTTGTAAAACTCTGTGTAAAGCTGTAAATCGCCTGTTATTTCAGGAACATTATCAAAGCGATAAGCCTTAACCCTTCTACAACAAACAGCACAAAAACTTGAATTACAATTACACATTATGCCCAGTTAAAATCGTTATCCAATTTACTATTGGTTATTATGAAATCGCCGCCGTTAAAGCTGATTAAGCTAACAACCGGATCGCATTCAGCACAACAAACCACACTAAAGTATAATCCATCATCTTCAAATTCCATTAGTTCCGTATCATTAGGTAGCATATCTTTTGTTCCATCGATATTAACCGCCCACCATTGATAAGTAGGAGAACCGCATCCTTCAGGTACTGCCGTCAATGAATTACCATCCTGACTGAATGTTACTGTAAACGTTGCACAATCAGCGCACATGATATGTAAAATGCTAAATGGTACAATACAACCGTTTTCAAGTTCAACCTCAACCGTATAATATCCCGTTTCCGTTGCTGTGTAGCTTTCTAAAGTTGCATCTACTATCAAAACACTACCTTCACCCGTATCTACATACCATTGATAGCCTACAATGTCCAAACTTTCGCTTTCAAAAGTCAAAACATTGCCTTCTTTGGTTATCTCGCCTTCAAGTTCACATATTGCACCCTCTGAAACGCTTATAATTGCAGGTAATTCACATTCTCCTTTAACTACAGTCACTTTATAATATCCTGCCCCCTCAGATGCTATCTGTGTGTTAGATGAACCTAAAGCGCTGTAACTCACACCATCTTCTGAATATGACCATTGATAACTATCAACAGGCGTGTGAGCTGCGTCAACATTTGCAGTCAAAACACCCGATGTATTACTTGCTGAAACCGTAAAGCCTGTGCATGGATCTAAATAGCTATAAGAAGCGTTTTTCTTACAACCTCCCACCGTTACAACAACTTTAATAATCCCGAATCCAGGCGGCATTACAGATGTTAAGTTAGTTCCTAATGAAATAGGCGAACCACCCCCTGCCGGATAAAAAGTCCAAGCACTTTGAGGACTACCAAAAGGATCGTTTATCGTTAAATTGATATTGCCACCACTTTCTGCAAGTTCAATGCTCATTAAATCGCACAATTCAGGATTTTCAGGCTCTGGTGGACAATCAGAATTGTAAGGTGCTTCAGCGTACACATTTGCCCTACAACATGGCGTTGTTCCCGTTGTTGGTAAAACATCAGGCAATAAGAAAGAAATGGTCATATACCACAAAATACCGCCCTCTAAGATTATCTTTTCTTCTGTTTCAATAAGTATATTTGTTGCTCTATATCCTGTCCATGTCGTTTCAAAGTCAACTAACATTTCCTCATTTGCCCCTATCGTTTCATATAATTTACCCCTCACATAAGTGTCAACCTGTGTTGAAAAAGACATACGTGGTATGCAAACCCTTGACTTTAGCTTTTCTTTGCCAAAACCATTAACATTGTATTCTTCTTTTACCTCATATTCTGGGTCGTTTATTTGTGCAATAAAATAGAAGTCATCTCCATTGCTACAAGCATCCTCCGTTTGATAGAACTTTACATTTTCGTTTTCACACAAGTATTCAACCTCATCCGATGTAACGCCAAACAATGTACCTCCCTTAAATTCATCCTGTGCCGTTGTAAAGTAACGTGCAAAAGAACTTGTTATATCGCTGTTAAATACTGGCTTTGGCATTATGTCGTTGGATTATATGTCGAACCACTATCAACATCATGAAGTAAAGAAAGTGTTATTTCTTGTGGTGGATCGCTTATCACAGCTTTCTTGATTTCACCCCAACCCATTTGAGATTTAACCAATATGTTACCCTGAAAGTTATTAACGTCGTCACAGCAAATAGGAATAGTTAAATCCACTTGCTGTTTCAATCTTCTTTGTGTTAAAAAGTCAGTTGGTAGCTCGTCATCGTTTATCGTTCCTTCTAATTCAGGTCTTTTCCAATAGTGCAATACCTCTAAAGCTCGGTAAGACAATAATTCGTTTGGTCTTGGGTAATTCTCATCCCATACAAAGTGATTGTTATCGTCAATTAAAGCTAAAAATATTGTATTCTGTGCCGGGTGCTTAAATGGATTATCTTCTTGAAACTTCTGAACAGGGAAAAATAATGTTGCTTTTCCTATTGGTGGATTATCATCTGGTCTAATGCCTAAACGCATTTCATAATACGCCCCTTCACTCCTAACATCAGAAATATATCTTAAATCTGTGTATATATTAACTGATGTATGCTGTTCTGTTTGCCTATCCGGTCCAATACAATTACCGGAATAAGTAATATCCATTGTAAAGGTGTTAGATGCCTCCATTGCCATTCTATATTCCTCTTTTAATGGGCTTTTTTGTGAATCGTATTTGTATTTATGATTACCCCTGATATAATCTACCAATTCCTCCGCTGTTAGGTCAATTCTTCGCTCTAAATCGAAATAAGAGATATGTTCAATCGTAACATAGTTGGTCGCATCATCATAAGAGAACCCTAAGTTAAAATACTCTTTGAGTGCCTTTAGAAATTCTAAAGCATCTATTTTCTGATATTCGCTATAATCTATTGTATTTCCCCTGTGTTCAGGGTAATGATAGGCTACGTCAACGAGATTATAACAGTAAAGCGTTCCTTTACTTAATAAGTCTTCCATTAAAGCGTATGCCTCGTTATATGGCTGCGTTCCGTACGGGTTCCAATTAAAGAAGTTTGACCGGAAATAAACAGCGTTTTCTTCACTATTACAAAATCCGATTATACCATTTATAACGTTTACTAAGTTGACCCTGTTTCCTAATGGGCCACCTCCTCCCTGTCTACTAACCGTATAAGTATAATCAAATCTACGATAAGCCATGTAAGGCATATCATAAACCCTCCATCGTTTACCAACTCTTGAATCAACTCTTACATTTACAGTTAGAGGATCGTCGCCTACAACCTTAGTTGATGTTATAACTTCATCATATAAATAAAATTCTGCAACTTCAGCAGGTCTTACCCAAATAGGATCACCAAGCGCATCAGTTGTTTCTGTCCACCCTTCAATTGGATTGGGTTCAGAATATCTTATAATACGTCCGTAGTAATTGTATAAATAAATACGCCCGTCACCAAACAACCATGACCCATTATCAAAAGCTGCGCCGTATTCATAAAGGGTAAATATATCATTTGGCAAACACGATGCATCTGGTGGATATTTATCTAAAAAGTACTGAACTACATCCTCCTCATTCTCATAAGCAAGTACCAATAGTTCGAAATCCTTTACAACCCTTGTACAAACTGCAAATTGGAAATTACCTACAGAACCACCATCACCATCACCACCTCCCATCCAAGTAACTTGTGGCTTATCGTCAAGAAAACAACTTAAATCATCCCTAAACTCAATATCTATTTCAACAGTGCAATGGTCAGGGTCGTATTCACCTAAAACGGATTTCAACCTACCCCTGTAAACTTCTGTTTCAACTACACCGCAAACATGGATTATTATAAAGTCCTCCGATATGCAGCGGCTTGTTTCTTCAAGTTCCTTGATTATATCATAGCAGTAATGCCCGGCTGTAACATCGTTTTCAAATGTCATCTTTGTGGACATCTTTTTTCTTAAGATACCCAAGTCTTCGTTAGCCTCGTAAGTCCAATCTATACTATCGTTCACAGGGTACACCCTTTCAGAACCTACATAGAATTTATACTTTTCGTTTAGCTGTAAAATCATTTCGCAAATTTACCGTATTAATGGCTTTTTGCTTAGGTTTTTAAAACCACAAAAAAAGCCGCACAACTTTTTGTGCAGCCTTCTTTCAATCCCAAAATAAAATTCTTTTTATATCATACTTCAATATGAGATATAGTGCTTTTCCCAAGTGCGTTTAAACTCCTAATTAAATCCACAAATTCCCATACCTCTAAGTCACTTATTTTTCTGTTATCCCTTTCAACAAAAACAGGAGTTTTCATTTTTGTTTCATAAGCATCAATAGCCTTTAACCAATTTTCTTTGTTTCTCCTTACATCGTAGATAATCATTGAAGTATCACAAATAATACTTTCGCCATCGATTACCCTTGTGATAAGTAATCGCCTCATTGCCTTTGTCAAGCTATTCCCAATCGAAGCGGCAGACCTGTTTTTGGTTTTAGCAAAATCCTTTTGAGTTGTATTGCTATTCAAAAACTCTTTCAATAAATTAAAATCCATATCCTTTTTGTTTAGTTTTTATGTTTATTCATTACTTTATTTACCGACCTAAGGAATTAATCTATTTTTATATCTATCATACATCTCTTTTGAAATAGGCATCAATCTGTGACGGCATCTAAAACCGCCGCAATCTGTCCACGGATCGTACGGACTACTTTTTCCCTGCCACGTCAGATTCTCCCAGCTAAGAACCTGTTTAGTTGTAAATACCTTTCGATTCCTTTCTCTACAGAACTCTCTTGAATTGTCTATAATACCTCCAGTATATAAATAATGGGAAAGCCCAACGTAGTCCCCCATGTCTTTGGTAATTATCCTTTCTCGCATGTGAAGCGAATCAAACACCAACTGCTTTGCTGCACTCGTCGGACTTGGTAACGTTTTAATCAGTTCCTTAAAACCGATCCCCTTGCTTATCTTGTCTAAAATGTCCTGTCGAAAGTTCTTGTTAACCGCCGGGTTAAAAGGCTGCTTCATGAGCTTAAAAATAGCCTGTTGTCGCATAAACTCCAAATCATCCGCAGCCTTGACAAACGCCTTAAAATAGTTTGCAGTAGAATTGACAACCGTATTTATTCCATTTTGAAAAGTACGCTCAATAGATGTAAAGTCAACACTTGCAAGGATCTTTTTTAACCTTGCCATTAATGCACGGTTCTTTGTGTTTCGCTTTACCTTGCCATTGTCATCAAGTTCTAACTGTCGTAGTACTTTCTTTTCAATCTCCCTAATCAACTTCTTGCTTATCCTGTCAAGTTGCTTTAACGCACGTTCTTCTATTACGTTTGTCGCTGCTTCTTGCTTGTTTGCCAGTCTTATTAGTTCGGATATGGTCATTTAGTTACTTCCACTCTCTTATTGTGAGTATTTTTGATACATTGACAATTGTTTCAATTAATTCGTCGTTTATTTCTTGCTTAAGGATTATAAAAGGTCTGCCATACAATATTATTTCTTTTTTTATGTCTGCATAATTTTCTGCAACTAAAATATATTCCTTTTTTGAAAATTGAATGTAAGTCATTTCTTCATTTGTTTAGTTACCCAAAGATACAAAATTAACCCTTATGCCTACAATATTTCATACCTAACAAGTGGTATTTATCACATTAAAATATTTAATATACAAAAAAGGGATGTATTGCTACACCCCATAATTCAATTTAAAATACTACTTCTTTAATCTATTAATCCCTTACGGTGCAACTGTTTGATGATTTCTAAGACATTGTAACTATTACCTTGTTCATCATCAATGGTTAACGGTTGCCATTTGTATGTAACGGGTCCTTGATGAGTAAGTAGATAATTTACTTTACCTCTCTCTTCTAACCAATTTTCAACATCTGCATGATGAACCATTGACAATCTTTCTTCTAAAGGTAAACTTGCTTCTGTTTCTGAATTAGCAAACCTTTCACGTCTGCTTTCTGATAATAAAAACTCTCCGAACGATACTAAGTCGCCCCTGTTAAAATTAATGTTCATACGATATTCTATTTTCATCGTAACTGCAAAATTGCAAAACAAATATAATGTTTCTTTCTTACTTATGCAAATATTGTATTCGTTTCCGGTTCTGCAATAACTTCAGGAACATATTTTAACACATATTCATCAATCAACTTCTCCTGCTCCTTATTGTCAAAAACATAGAACTTTGGATGATCGTTTTCAATGTTCCTTTTTATTTCATCGTAGTAAACAAATCTTACCCTTAATTTATCCTGTGGTGACATTTCGGCAATAATAAAACTTCTTTCGTTTTCTGTGATGTCTTTCCACGGCCTGAATTTCTCCCACGTCTGAACCCATTGAACGTTATCGGAATTGCCCTGTGACTGCTTGACAAGTATCTTAGCGTCTATATTCTCAATAATTGCATAAGGTACACCGGCCTTAACCGCCTTATCTCTTTGACCTAAAAGCATGTCCAATGTTTCTAACTGCAGGTCAGTAGGGAAAGCATGGTCAATTATCAACTTTTCGTCTGAATCCATGTAAATAGCCACCTGCATAGCCATATTCTTGTACACCCTCGATATGTTATTACCACATTTGTACAAAACATTCTGAATATTATCGAAAGAAAGCATATTTTCAGTGGCTGTCTTTGCACCACCTTGAACGCCTACCATTTCAGGTAACTGACTGTTGAAAATGGCACTTAATATTTCTTCAATATCGTCATTTATGTTTTCCTTTTGAATCTTCATCAACTCAATAGGTATTTCAACATAATAAACCATATCTTTTAACGGGATATGTTCGCTCTTGTCTTCAGGGTACTTCATTAATATAATGTCCTGTGTTGAACGGTGCATAACCAAGCCTGTACCTTGACATTTATCACAATGTTTGTTTGTGATAGACATTATTCCATCAATACACGTGTTATTGCCGTCCTCTGTTTCCTCAAAATAAGAACACACATTACCATATTGGTACTTCTGTAAGAATCCATGCAATGCTTTGCTTAGGTCGTATTCTATACCGTCATTGATTAACCTTTTATACGGCTTTTCTGCTGCTTCTAAGATACCAACAAACGTCTTCCTATCCGTTTCTGCATCCCTTAAATAACCTACTTGAAAAACAGGTGTTTGCTTAGATACAGTGCTTCTTACTTCAATATCGTACTCAACATCCTTAATCTCAATCTGACCGCTTACATCCGTTGCCTTTTGTCTTACAATTATCGACCAATCAGGAGCCAACATAGTAAACACATCCAATCCATCCACCTTCTGACGTGCAATAAAGTATGTGACCTTATTGTTGATTATTTCATAGTGGTAAACCTGTTCTGAGTGATATTCAACCGGAAATGGATATGTTTTGCCATCCCTGCCCTTCATGAAGTCTATCCCTATCCATGCGTTTGGATCGTAGAAGTTGTAATAAATTGTTGTATCGTGGATGTAATCATTGAAAGACTGGTTATTGTGAAAGTCCATGAAGTAACGTTCCACTTCCTCCGGCTTCTCTTCGCTGTCCATATAATACATGTTGTCCACAACGTTATCAACACGTCTTAAGCGGTCAATAATAGAGTAAACTTTGTTCGATACAAATTGTGTGCGGGAATTGTAAATGGACAATCTCTGTACCTTCTGTTCATCCGTTTCTCGTGGCTTGTATTGAAGTACATATTTGTCCTGACAATCGCCTGTCATTATCTGTTTGTAGAAAGTCGCTAATTTGACCGTTCTATCATAATGCTCATGGTGCTTTTGTCCTGCAATAGCATCAATCATTATTGTTTGTAGTTCCTCTTTTGTGTACATTATTCTGTAACTTTTCGTCTTAAATATTTACCATAGCGATATGCCAAAAAACTATCCGATGCGTCCGACATATGCCCGTATTTCTCACATGCTATGCCGTCAACAAGTACCTTCTTTTTAGATTTCGTTCCGTTGCTATCTTCCATAACATTCTCAAAATCCGCAATAGTATAAACACATCCACTATCTACCCTTACATCAACATCATACCTTCCCCTTAACAAAGCCGTCATGAACTCCCTGCGTCCTATCTTGCCATATCCGACCGCCCTATCTCTTACATTCTGCTTCAATAAACAAAGTGAATTAGAACGCAAATAACGCCTTAACTCATTCTGAACTATTGAGAAGTAACTTTTTAGCTCCGTTGGCTGATTACTCGCTCCTGACGAATCACCGTACAAATATAAGCCATTTACGCATAAATGTGAGAAATCATTTAAAAAAGCCTTGCATGTTCTTTCAATAGTGTTCTTTGGTGACTTCATTGCATATTCTTTGATGCACCGTGCTTCATCTCTTTGTCCTGTTTTGACCTGCCAAACCTGTAATGTCATATACGGATTAACGTTAAAGTCAAAAGTGATGTGAAGTGGCAAATTAGGTAAATATCCGTACTTGCCGACATGCGTCTTTATCTCAAAGCTGCTATAATATTCTATTCCTGTTTTGCTAAATGGAGAACCATAAACAAGACGTTCCGCTTCATCAGGCGTTAAATCAAGTAATCTGTTCTCTAAATAATTATCCGGTAAGTTCTCTTTATTATGAAAAGCGTTTGCAATGACCATAAACCTACCATTTTCACCGCCCTGAAAGAAATCCGTGTGACTGAATATCTTTAACATTATCTCATCTCGATACTTATCTATGCCAAAGTAATTATTTAACCAATCAACCCTCCCGGGCTTAGTAAAAACAAATAAAGGATTGACCGGAACTGTACCTGTATGCGAAAAAGGATAGTCGCCATCCGATTTATACAATCCCTTTTCCCTTAACCTTGCTGTGATAACCTCCGTTACTGCTTCCTCCTTTGTAGCTTCTGTTTCATCCAACAACGCCCATCCAAGTTCCATACCTTCAAGTGCCATATAATTATCCAAAGAAGCAACAACAATAACTGCACCATTTTTGCAATAGATTTTACTATCATTATCCCTGAATATGTATTTATGTGGTGTAAATGTTTTAGGTGGTGTCCGATCAATAACGTACGATCCGCTTGGATTGGCTTCTGTGTACTTGGTAAAGCCCAATGAAGCCCATTGCTTAAATATCTCTTTGAGTGTTGAATTGGTTAGCTGTCTGTATGTATTCGCTGCAATTAATCCCATAACATCCGGAACATTTTGACTAAGCAAATAAGACAAATTACCCATTGTGTTAGTCTTTCCACCTCCCTGGCCCATCATTAAAAGGTTTCTATCAGCGTTGGAATTTAAAATGGCTGCTTGTGGATCCGTTAAGGTAATCTCAATTGTTTCACCGCTGCTCATCTTTCATTCGCTTAACAACCATTTCCACAATGTCAACAATATCTGCTTCGCCTCCTAATTTGAAATCTTTCATTACTGACTTGTGCATGTGAAGTTTCTTTCTGTACCGGTCACATATTGCAACTATCGGAGCTTCATCTTCTGAAATACTGAAAAACTTGTGTATCTCCTGTGCTGCCTGAGCCCTGCTTAATCCGTGTAATTGCATGGCTGAGATGAAGCCAAAGCAAACAGCCTCGAAGTAATCAATTTTGTAAATTTCGTTTATTCCGTACGGAAAACTACTTCCCTGCATACATTAACTTTGATTAATTAACGCAAATATAGTTATATTTGTGTACATTTTCACACATGGCAGCGGAAAACGGACGTTCAACAATAAGAAAGATAGATAATGCTCTGGCAAAACTACCTGAGGCACTTGTAAAAGAGGCGTTGACACTTGCAAGTGATATTAATGCAACTATTGCGGATCGTGTGCAAAATGACGGGTTAAATGCGGACGGTGGAACGTTTGGAGATTATGCAGCTTCAACAAGAAAGCAAAAGGTTAAAAAAGGTCAGACATCTTCACCTTATCCATTAATTAACTTTACAGATACCGGTTTAATGTTTGCGAATATAAAGCCAACTGTTGAACGAAAAGGAACAAAGGTAGTAATTACACTAAAAGCATCCAACAAAGCCGAAATAGATAAGCTACGTTGGAATACTGACCGCTTTGGTGAAATACTTGAAGCATCCAAAGATGAACAAGACCAACTTAAAAAAGACATTGAAAAAAGATACAGAAAACTATTAAAATCATTCTTATGATACAGAAGCTAATTGAGCCGCTTAGAGACCGTTTATTATCCCTTCCTTACATTGATAGCTATGTAGGGTTAGTTAAGCCCATAGCAAGGGTAAAAGAGGACGGCAAAGAACAGATTATACCTTACTCCTGTTCACTGCAAGATGATTGCTTTAAAATAATCACTCCTGACAGTTCAAAGCTATCGTTTTCGTATGTTGAACCGAATGAAAGTGTAAGTATTGAATTGAAACGTCAAATTGCTACCGTTTCGACGTCTGTACGATTGATTGTCTGGCTTAACCTACCCGCTTTAGGGTATGAACCTTTTTGCGGTGCTGAGGCTTATTTTAGCATTCAGATTCAAAAGTGGTTACAATGGCACTTTCATAATGGATTAATGGATTTACATTTTTCCGTTACAGAAGATTTATCAAATACAGATAACCCATTTGATAAGTACAATTTTGATAATCCTCAAAAGCTAATTATTAACCCTTATACATACGTTTATCTTACGCTTTCAATTACAGGTCAAGTAGGGTTGAGTTGTTTTGATGACTTTGAGCCGTTAACTCCGATTGAATGTCCGACAACTTAAAATATTTGTGCTTATTCGTAAACACATCGAAAATATATTCTTTTAATTCTTTGTTTTCTTTCCTCAATCTCGTTATCTCCATAGCCATATCGCTAACTTGCTGCTCTAGTTCGTGGATCTGTTCGTCTTTGCTTTTCATTTATCAATATTTTTAACGTCAACTTCCAATCCAAGCACACCGCAAACCGCAATAAGCGTGGAAACAGTCACCCCTTCACCGGACAATATTCTGTTTACCGACTGCCTGGCAACATCTGCCTTGATCGATAGAGACCGGACAGAATGACCCTGAGCGTCGTACTCCTTTTTGATTAGTTTTGTGATAAATTTATATGTCATTTTCCTTTTATAAGTTTTGTTTTAATATCTTAGTTTTTTTATGTTTGTCATACCAAGCGATTAGTTATGTGCAAGGCTGCTGAAGTGCATCTAAATCAGATTTTAGCCTTGAAACTAAACTATCTTCTCCATCATCTCCTGAAAGATACCAATCAATTCTTTGAGCATATATTTCAGCTTTTTTCAATATTTCAATCCCTTCTTTAAAAATCTGTTGTACATCTTCTCTGTAAACGTGTTCAAATCTTTCTTCGGGATATTTTTCTAAGTATTCTTTATCATAATATCTTAAATCTTCTTTAGGCTTTTCTTTTCCTTGTTTGTCTAATTCTTGTTGAATATCCTCCCAAATTTGTCTTATTTTATACTGATTGTAATCAAATGCTCCTCCGCTCATAATGTTTAGTTTTATAACCCGCCCAGCACATAACAAGTGTTTGGCAAAAAAGCGGGGTTCGGTTATTAATTTTAATATCTTGCATCTTTGTTATTATTAGTTATAAATCGAAAATTGGTGCATTTTTATCCCGCACTGCACCAAGCACGGGAACGTTAGTGCCAATTATAAAAACGGCACTCGTTCAATTCGATAGCCTTCAAATTCAATAGGCAGTTTTCGTTTTGACAAAGTATTATAAGTCCATCCGTGAGCAATACAAGCCTTTTTTAAATTACCCCAACATTCGATAGTTTTTAAAGTCGGGGTAATTATTACTATTATTGTTTGTCTTTTCATTATAAGCTTCTTTGATAAGCGTTTTCCATCATTATAATCCAATTTGCAGCATTGGATCTATCCTCTTTATTAAATGCTGCTTGTCCATTTACATAAACAATAACATCTCCTTTACTATTTCTTTTCTCTGTTACATTTGCTGTTGGTCTTGTGTTTAAAAAAATTGCTTTCATCTTTGTAAGTTTTTGTGTTATTATTATGATGTAAAGATACAACGTATTTTTGCATTTACCAAATAAAAAAGCAATTTTTTTCAAAATATATGCAATTTAGAACAAATATAAATAACTGGCACTAACATGCAATATAGCAAATGGCTGTATTCGTGGTAATTGAATCGGTCTGCATCGCATTAACGGCAGTGCAATTTGATAGGTTTGTAGCCATTAATAGCCACTTGCCATATTGCCAGCCGTTAGCCGTTATTTTTACCAGCTTCCACGTCAGACGGTGTTTGCAAACTTCCAAGACGAATAATATAATTTTCTGCTTCGTATGGATTTTCAAATTTTAGCCTCTTTAGTGTGTGGTAAAATGCTTTGGGTATTATGCTTTCATTTGCCCTGCAAAGGGCTACTAACGAGCCATAATATCTATGCTCGTTAGTAGTTTTGTTTTCTAAATGCAATATTTTTCTCATTTGATAGTATATTTAACCATTTGCCAAATAGTGTTTTGAGTTTTACCATCAATAAACTCGTTGTTTTTTCTTGCTTTACCTACTTTTTTTTCTGTTACTGTAAATCCTTCAATTGCTAAAATTTCAACAACAATTGGGGCTTTTACAACTGTGCCGTTTTCTAATGTTTTTGTGTTAGCTGTAAATGAAACGAATTTGTCGCTAATTGTTAATTGAGCTGGCAAACCGATTAACTTTCCTGTGATTTGATTAAAATTTTTCATTTTTTTTTTGTTTTTCAAGTAGCTTAATTGCTAATTGTTACACAAATATACAACATATTTACAAACAACCAAACTTTTTTGTAATTATTTTTAAAATATTTATAAAATAGTTTATAACTAATTGATTTTCAAACAACTTATTTTTGTAAATATTTTAAAAATTTTTCTAAAAATACCCAAAACAACGGCTAACACGGGTTTTGCAATAGTTGGGCAGAAGTGGTTAATTGAGCATTTGTATTTCAATCCCCAACGAACGCAAAGCCCTCGAACGTTATACGCAAGCACTACATTTCGTTTCCAAAGAGAGTTTGCGGTTCAAAATTTTTATTAAAATCTCCCACCCTTTTTTTAATAAGTTCAAAATATTGTTCTTGTTTTTCCATAAGTATAAATTGTCTTTTGGTTTTTACACAGGTTAATCCAACTGTTCCGCTTCCTCCAAACGGGTCCAAAACTACATCACCTTCATTTGTAAATGATTTTACAAAAAACTCAACTAATCCTTCGGGAAAAGTAGCAGGGTGTAATTGCTTGTCTGAAAATTGGTTGCTTACATTGTTCACATTTATCACATTTGAAGGTCTTGCAAGTCCTAAATTTCGTATGTTAGTGGTATTCATTCCAGTCATTCCACTTCCGTTTTTAGGTGCGCCACATTGCTTCCTGTAAGTCCTTGCAATACTTTCTTCCTTTATCGGTGTTCCGCAAGCCACAGGGTTAAATGTGATTTCATTCGGTGAGTTTTTTGTAAAGTGATATATTGGCTCAAACGCATTTTTAAACCTTCCTTTCAAACTACCAGGAAAAGCATTTTTTGTCCAACAATATTCTTCCACAAACATAAAACCTGTTTCTCTTTTTAATGCACATATCAAATCATAAACATACAGGCTTCGTTCACCTTTGTTTGTATGTGGCTTTATGTTTAAGAAAAAACTGCCAGTCGGTTTTAAAATGCGTTTTATCTCTGCTCCAATCGGTAAAAACCAATCAACATATTCATTCTCATTCGTGCCTCCGTAAGTTGATTTTCTACGTTCAGCGTAAGGTGGTGATGTAAAAACCAAATCAATGCTATTATCATCAATATTTTTCATCAAGTCCAAACAATCTCCTAATAATATTTCTTTTTTGCCATCGCTCATTTTAATAAAATTTTGTTTCGTATCCCAATTTAAGTTTATCGTTTAATCAACCGTGCCAGCGTATAACACGGGTTTGGCAAAATTGCCGTTTCGTCTTTCAATTCAACTTTATCCATAATATTCAACTTTTGTTTTTCAATTTAACTTTTGTGTTCGGCAACTTCGCCAAGCCCGAAAACGTTATAAGCAAGTGCTACGATAGTGCTTCTAATTAACATTTGTGGGAGAAAATTTAAAAAGTTTTTCCACGCTCAACTTGTTGCCACCTATTTTACCATTTGCTGATAAAGAAGATTTTGCCTCCTTTTCCCATACGCAAACGAAATCAGCAGGTGCATTATATTCACTTACAAATACCGTATGTCCTTGTTTGCTAATATTCCTTACCCAATTCCAAAAAAGATTGTGGTCAAATTCGTTAGCATATTTTGTTGTTCCTTCGTAAGGTGGGTCGCAATAAACAATACTGTTTGGTGGCAATTCTAATTCATAGTAAGGTTTGTTTTGGAATATTACACCTTTCATTTTTTCAACTTGTTTTGCTACATTGTTTATCGCTTCAGTTTGGTAATCTCTTATCGTTCCTATTTTAGTTTTTGTTTCTCCTGCAAAGCCACCAAACCATTTGCCAGAATAAGAGCAATTAAACCCAACCCAACCAACGATATGTGGTTCGTATTGCTCTCTGTTTAACCTTACGATATGGTAGGTATTACTGCTTATCTTATGTGGTTTCCATCCATTGCAAAGAGCTTTCCACATTTCTATTAAGTGATAGTGAATATCGTTTGCTATTCGTTTGCCATCCACTTCACAAATCATATTCATACCTCCTGCAAACGGTTCAATATACCATTGGTCGTCTGTTCTGTCTTTTAATACTATCAGCAAAATCTCTTTACTAAATCGTGCCTTACTTCCCATATATTTCATACTCTAAAACTTTTTAAATTTTGTATTCGTTTTCAAATCAAAATCCTGCTAAATAAACCGCCACACATACGCATAACAGCGGTTTTGCGTCAGTTTTTGCCTTTGAGCATTGTGCTAAAATTGAACATTCGGATAAGGCAAAAAACCGAACGCAAAGCCGCAAACCGTTAGCCGCAACTGCTACCGACCGTTTCCAAACAGATGCTATTATTTACTTGATTACCGTAAACATCCCATCCTTCATATTCAAAATCAGGAAACAAACCCTCCCGACTTCGAGCAAACAA